CTTATTCTTATCGGCGGTCGGCGCGGGGCCGGTAAATCTTTAACTTGTGCAAACATTGCTGCAAATATTTTTGACCAAGATGAGTCCGTAATTTACTTTACTATCGAGATGGACTCTAGGTCAATTTTACAAAGAATTTGTTCTGTAGCAACTAACGTAAGTATGGCTTCAATTAGAAATAAATCTTTGTCTATACTAGAGTGGCAAAGAATTGCAGCCTGGTGGGCGAAAAGATTTGAAGAAGGCGAAACTGCTTATAAAGACTATCTTCTTCATAACTCATTTGATAAGTTTCACACTCAATTAACTAAAAATCCTCTCAAAGAAGTACAGCTTGATGTAGTCTACGATCCAGAGCTATCAGTATCTAAAATTCGTAGCGAAATGGATAAGAAAGTAGTAACAATCAAACCAAAAGCAATTATTGTAGACTATTTGAACCAAGTCAAGTATAGAACTGGAACACATCATTCCAAGTTTGGGCAGTATGATTGGACGGAACAGATTGAAATTAGTAAAGCCTTAAAAAGTATGGCACAACAGTATGAAATTCCAATTGTAGCTCCTTATCAAATTGATGCCTCTGGCGAAGCGCGATTTGCAAAAGGTATTCTAGACGCTGCTGATGCAGCTTTTACAATTGATACTCATGCTCATACTGATAATTGCATTACATTTAATTGTGTAAAAATGAGAAACGGAGAGGTAAGAGGATTTACTTCAGCAATAGATTGGAAAACACTAAAAATTGGACCAGAGTCTGCTAGAAATCCTTCTGAGAAAGATTCAGCAGAGTCTACAGGCGAAAATGTTTACGACGACAAATGACAGTAGAAGAACTATTAAATCAAAAAAAGATTTTCTTTACTGTAAGCGGTAAAGATTTTGTAGTCGGCTGCTTAAATCCAGAGCACGACGATTCCAACCCTAGTATGAGAATTGACAGAGTTTTAGGAATTTTCCAGTGCATGGCATGTGGATACAAGGGAAATATTTTTTATCTTTACAAACAGACCCCAAATAGATTAGAATTAATGCGTGAAAAGGTAAAGAGAAAGATAAGCGTAATACGGCAACAAAGTATTGGCTATTCCTTACCATCAGATGCAATGAGTTATATAGGAAACTGGAGAAATATCTCTCCAGAAACATACAGAAAGTTTGGTGCTTTCAAAAGCGCACAAAAAGAGTTTATTAATAGAATAGTGTTTCCAGTAAAAGACATCACAGGTAGAACAGTAGCTTTTATTGGAAGAGATGATTCAGGTAGTTTGAGTAAAAAGTATTATATTCATCCGGGCGGGGCCGCTCTACCATTGTATCCTGTAGTAAGTCCAATCAATGGTAGAATCATTCTAGTAGAAGGTATCTTTGACATGATAAATCTACACGACAAGGGACTTACTAATGCAGTAACATCGTTTGGAGTGACGACAGTAAAAGAAACTACTTTCGATTTACTTAAAATACAAGGCGTGGAAGGTATTGATATACTTTACGATAGCGATAAGGCAGGACAAGAAGGTGCTCGTAAAGTTAAAGAAATCGCAGAAAACATAGGCATAGATGCAAAAGTTCATACGCTAAAAGATAACAAAGATCCTGGCGAACTTACAAGCAATCAAGTAGAGAAACTGAAGGAGATACTATATGGCTAAAGTAGCAATTGTCGAAGCAAAAGCTAGTCGTAACAACTATGCGCGACTTTTCAACAACAGTTTCGAATTTGATCAGCTTGCTCTTTGTTCGGATGCAACTGTTGCAAAAGTTCTCAAGAAAAATGTTGATCTTAACGTAGATGTAGATGCCTATGATTGGATTGTTCTTGTAGGCTCAGAAGCCTGTAAGTATCTTGCAAATCTTAAGTCTGTAACCGAGTATAGTGGTCGCATTGTAGACTCTAAGTTTTTACCAGTTATTAACCCCGCTATGCTGGCATTCAAGCCGGAAGTAGAAAAGGTATGGGTAGAGTCTAGAGACAATATTATTAATATTATTTCTGGTGAAGTACAAGCTGCTGTGATTGACGATACTATTACTCGCGGTATCGAAACCAAAGAAGAAGCTCTTGAATATATCAATGCAGCTATCAACTCACCTTCTCCAGTTGTTGCACTTGACTCCGAGGCTACCAGTCTGTATCCAAGAAATGGTCATATGCTGGGTATTTCGATGTGTTATGATGGAGAAAAAGGTGTTTATATTACTACCGATGTACTAGACGAAGAAGTAGAGGAACGACTTCAACATCTCTTTAATACTAAAACGATTGTATTTCACAACTCAAAGTTTGACATCGGGTACTTCTCTTATCAATTCGGATTTAAGTTTCCCAAGTTTGAAGATACTATGCTAGAGCATTATGTACTCGATGAGACGGTAGGAACACACGGCTTGAAGTCTCTAGCTCTCAAGTATACGCCTTACGGTGACTATGAGAAGCCTATGTATGACTGGATCGAGAACTATCGTAAGACGGTAGGCGTTCTCAAAGATGATTTTAACTTTGGTATGATTCCTTTTGATGTAATCAAAGTTTATGCTTCTATGGACGCGCTAGTAACGTACATGCTGCATACTAAATTTAACGCACTTATTCAGAAGAACAATAAATTTAAAAATGTTTACTATAATATTCTGCTTCCTGCTACGGCATTTATTATTGAAATGCAAGACGCTGGTATTCCCTTTTCTCGAAATCGACTTAGAATCGCTCAAGATGTACTGCAAACAGAAATTTATGCGGCAGTAGAAGCTCTTCATAAAGAACAGCCCGTACTTGACTATATTGAGAAAAAAGGTGAATTTAATCCTAATAGCACTCTTCAGCTTCGTAGTCTTTTGTTTGACTATGTTGGTCTCACACCTACTGGAAAAAAGACGGAAAAAGGCGAAGAGTCTACAGACTCGGAAGTTCTAAAAGAGCTTAGTCTTCAACATAAAATTCCTGGGCTTATTCTCAATATTCGTAAAATGGGTAAAATTAAAAATACTTACATTGATAAGATTTTGCCACAACTAGATCGCGATTCTCGTATTCGCACTGGATTTAACCTTCATGTGACTACTTCAGGACGACTTTCTTCAAGCGGTAAACTTAATGCACAGCAGTTTCCTAGGGATAATCCTCTAGTAAAAGGTTGTATTCAGGCAGCTCCTGGGCATAAGATCGTATCTATGGACTTGGTTACCGCCGAAGTATATGTTGCCGCAGTGCTTGCAAAAGACAAGGCTTTGCAAGAAGTATTTGTTAGTGGCGGAAACTTTCACTCGTCTATTGCAAAACGAGTGTTTAGACTTCCTTGCCCAGTAGAAGAAGTAGAAATTCTGTACAAAAAAGAACGCCAGTATGCTAAGGCTATTTCTTTCGGAATTATGTATGGGGCAGGTACTCGTAAAATCTGGTCTCAAGTACAAAAAGATGGCGGTAATATCACTCTGAAGGAAGCGTCCCAGATTATTGACGAGTACTTTCGTACTTTTTATGGTCTGAAAAACTGGATTGACTCTACTCGTGATTTTATTCGAGCAAATGCGTTTATTTACTCACATTTCGGTCGTAAGCGTAGGTTGCCCAATGTAAAGTCGGACAATGATGGTATTGTAGAGCATGAGATTCGTTCTGGACTTAACTTTTTAGTACAGTCAGCAGCTTCTGATATCAACCTTATCGGTGCTTTTGAAGCGCACGAGGAACTTAAAGTAGCAAACATGAAAGCAAAAATCTTTGCACTAGTTCATGACTCTATTTTGGCTGAAGTGCCCGATTCAGAAATCGAATCTTACCAAGCTATTGTAGCTAAGTGTGTACAACGCGATCGTGGTTTGTCTATTGCTGGCTCTCCGATCGGAGTCAGTTTTGAAGTAGGACAAGACTACTCTTTTGGCAAGCTCGAAGAGCTATATCCACAAGTGTATGCTGCCTGAAGTTACAAAAGATACAATTTACAGAGTAACTTTTCCAGTATTTAAGTTAAATTCTGATGAAATTCAGTATTTCAAGGGAGTTACTAGCTGTCAAGGAAAAGTTGTTGATGATATAAATTTGCCCGGAGAAACTCTAGGGCAACGTCGAGTGCATATTGATAAAGAGCTTAGATATAGGCTAGATTATTGTGCCACTGACTATATAACGATGTTACAGGCTAATTACAGGCATTTTATAGACACAAAAGGCAAAACTTTTAGTTATAAAAAAACTAAAGCATGCAAAATAAAATCATATAAAATAGTCTCTATAAAAAATGCAGATTATTTTTCTTTGTTACAAGTACGGGGTTTGAGCAAAGTATTTGAAATACATAGACCACCCCCAGCTGGATACTCTTGGGCTAGTGTGATATTTTTAGGGGATTTTCCCTGGGAAATATTGCAGTTTTCCGAAGAGAAACTTCCAGATAAGAAAAGGTTAATTTGATGCCAAGAAATAAAAGACGCTCTCTCATTGATAATAACTTGCAATTGGAAGAAATTGAACCATTGACGCATAATCAATGTTTAGCGTTTGAAAGTAATAATCATTTGGTGTTATGTGGTTCTGCCGGTACTGGTAAAACGTTTATTTCATTGTATTTAGCTTTTGATGATATTTTGAAGGGCGGCTATAGTGGTATAACTCTTATTCGTAGCGCAGTACCTACTAGAGATATCGGGTTTTTGCCTGGCTCGGAAAAAGAAAAGTCAAAAATTTATGAAGTTCCTTACTATAATATTTGCAACGAGCTATTTCATCGCGGAGACGCCTATGAAATTCTTAAAGCAAAAGGAATAGTAGAGTTTATGACTACTTCGTATCTAAGAGGACTTACTTTAAATGATACAGTAATTATAGTTGATGAAACTCAAAATATGACATTTCATGAACTAGACTCTATTATTACTAGAGTAGGTAAAAATTGTAGAATTATCTTTTGCGGAGACTTTTTACAGTCAGATTTGAAACAAAATGGTTTAGCTTCTTTTGTAGAAATTATAAAAGGAATGGATTGTTTTGATTTTATTGAGTTTGGCGTAAATGACATTGTTCGTAGCGACTTCGTAAAAGATTATTTGGTTCAAAAACACTACTATACAGCGTATAAATGAAAGCAGTACTATCAAATCGAATTTATATTCAGGTAACGCCAGAACTTTTTCAAAATTTTGACGAAGTTTTGACATATGTTATCAAGCCTTATAATGATAATGATCCGCCGTTTGTTATTAAAAATATGGGATTGATACGCGATGATCTAGTTACGCTTCCTTCAGGTAGATTAGACCTTATTCCAGTCT